ATAATGCTTTTTTATTAAAATCTTCGATATTTTCTCGAGTTTCAAAAATATGAAGTATTGAATCGGCAACATGTATATCTACTGAAGTATTAAATATTGAATTCAAATTTTCATAACAATATTCAATATATGCATCCATAAAATAACGCAATGTTTCTTGCATTTCATCATTATGAATTTCAGCCATAATGTTGCGTTGTTCATCAACATTAATGGTTTCGGTATCTTGTTTTAATTTAGCATAACCTTTTTGATTTTCAGCAATAAGATAATTAAAAGAAGTACGCGTATAATACGAATATGCTTTTCCTGCTTCAGGATTAAATTTATCTAATCGAGCTGTTAAAAATGTAACTAAATCAGTTTGCAAATCATGAAATGATGAATCAATATAATCAGGCTTCATTTTATTAATTAGATTTTCTGCTAATTTCATGAAAGCTGGATAAATGAAACGACGATATATTTTTTCACGTGTTACACTGCTATCTGATTTATTATAACCTACAATTGCTAGTTCGGTTATTTTAGTGAAGTAATTATTACTTTTCTTCTTCGCTCTCTTCGCCATCAAATTCCTTTTTAAGATTATCAATTACTTCTTTCAATAAAGAAAACGTTGTTCCTGCTTCATCATCTTTTTCAAAAGCACCAATTCGGTCAAGTTCTTTCATTTTAGCATACGCTTCTAAAATTTTAGAATACATATACATATTAGATGCTTCTATAGATTCATGATAATCATCACTATCTGCTAATAATCCAGCTAAAACATAAGCTCGGAATCCAAAGTATCCTGCAGCAAATACAAGTACAATGTTTGAAATTATTAATGGAATCATTGGAACGCCTTAAATATATCATTTAATGATTGTTCAACTTGTGGATTATTTTCTGCTAAGTTTTTCAATCCATTACTTTTTTGTGTTTTGCTTTTTTCTGCAACCGGAGCTGGAGATACATTTTTTCCATTTCTCCAACGCTCATACTCAATTTGAGCTGCCATATGATCTGCATGATGCAAAACAATTGGAAGATTTGTTTTTAATTTAGCTTGTGCTGAACGGGCAACATAATACGGTTTATTTGCATCATCATACATTCCATCATGAATCTTGATTGCTTGATATTCATTCCAAGACATTTTAACATCATACTCTTGTAGCAACCAAATTGATAAATCTGGAACCATTGTAAATGGAATGTTTTCATTGTGCTTGTACATCTTATTTTGATTCTTGCGATGCCAATCCGATGTTTCAACTTGGTAAACTTCATTGCCTTCACCTGGAAATCCTACTTTACCTAAATCATGATGCATTGCTGCAAATAACAATTCTTCTTCAGTATATCCAGACATATCAGCACCCATTACAGTCCATGTAGTATGCAAAGTTAACGCACAATCCATTACACGAAGTACGTGATCTACATAACCTCCGGCAAATGCATTATGAAAATGTGCAATAGAAGACGCTGGCATAAATACCATACGATCTTCGAATGCATCATACATTCGATTCAATGCATCTTTACGGGTAGGGAAGAACTGATCAACTAAATTGCGATATCTTTCCCAATTTGATTTTATTTTTTCTGCTTCTAACATAACTTATTATAACGATTTATTTTCGTAATTCCAAAGTTTGTCCATTGACTAACTTGGATGTACATGTACTACACGTAACTGCTGTAACTTTTTCATCAACTCGTTGGCAAATGTTTTCGCAATATTTACATTGCATTTTTTTAAAACCTTTCGGAGCTGGAGAACTTTTTATGGATTTTCTCATTCTCTATCTACGTAATATTTTGCGGAATCTAATTTTTTAATTGCTGTTGCTAAATTGTTAAGAGCAGATGCTTTGTCAATTTTTCCTTCTTGCAACATTTTTCCTGTGTTTCTGATAATTTCTCGAGCATCTTCAATGTCATCGGTAACTTTTGCTTTGTAACGGTACTGTGCCATAACTTTTCCTTTTTATTATTTAATATAAATATTATTACGCGTAAATCAAAGATTTTTTTTACTTGATATTTATTACATATAAAAAGGATACAATAATACATGAAAAATATTTTAGCAGAAAACATGTTAAGATTTGGTACTAAAAATTTATCTGAACAGACAAAATTAATTTTAACAGAAGACATATCAGAATTTAATAATGTAACAAACGCAATACAAACATCATTAGATAATTTTAATACTTCAGCAGAAACTGCATATGGAAAAGGAAATGTATGGGTATTAAAACAAACATCAAAACATTTTCCGCGGACAGACTATCAAACATTTTATTGGATAATTTATATAACTAACCCAAAAACTGGTAGTACTGCAAGCCATAGTCATGTAGGACATTCGACCCCGAACACATTTGGTAAATTTTGGATCTTAAGACCAGGCCATGAAGATGCGAAAGAAAGACTGATTTATAAAAAAATATTTCAAATGAATAAATCAACTACTGGACATGCTGACGCAACGCAGTTATTTGACGTATGTGAATATGATGCTAATAGTGGAAAAGCTCCAACATGGGCAGATACTAATGCAGCATTAAGTAATCTAGCTACCGGTTTCGATACATTAGCAAAAGACGCACTCGATTATACGACTGATAAACATGGCAATAAACTTAAACCATGGGATAAAACACCGATGCTTAACACTAGCAAAGCATTGACTGAGTTTGGTCCAAATCTTGTTCAAAATATTAAAGAAGTATTTAATTCACTAAAACTAGCTCCAACTACTCTAGAAGGTAAAAAATCATGGAAAGGAATGAAAACAGTATAAATAAAAAAAAGAACAACATGAAAAATATTTTAGCAGAAAACATGATTCGATTCGGAACCAAAAATTTATCCGAACAGACAAAATTAATTTTAACAGAAGACATATCAGAATTTAAGAATGTAACAAACGCAATACAGCCGTTGTTGGATACTTTTAATAAAGAGTGTCCATGGACACTTACAGTTACCCCAACTATCGATTCATGGAATGATACTCAAGGAAATGCTCAAACAATGTTCTATTGGGAGATTGATTTTAATAATACTGCAGTCGGAAAAACACCGGTGAATTTTTGCAAATTATCAGTTATTAGGAATGGAATTGAAAAAGATATGGGAAATGCAGTTATAAATAAACGTTTTGAAATTAATTCAAAAGGAATTGATGGGAAATATGATCAAACGGTATGTAGATATATGGCTAATTCTAATGAAGCACCAAAATGGAATGATACTATTACATCTAAAGCAATTGAAAATATGACAATTAGTTTTCGAACTTCAGCCGGTGATTCAAAACGTGGAGTTGATCAAGATCAATTGAGAAAATCAGCCGATGCAGTAGCAAATAATGGAGCTACATTAATTTTAGGTTTAAAAGAAGTATTTAATTCAGTTAAAATTTCCCCAACTATAGAACCGTTTAAATCAAAATGGAAAGGAATGAAAACAGTATAAAAAATATTTTATAGTAAAATAGGGAGCATAACGCTCCCTTTTATTATGTTTTATTATTCTAAAATTTCATATCTAACTAATGTAGTTGTATCATCTAACGGATTATAAAAATATACCATTGGATGAAATGAATTATTCAAAGAAAATTTAAAAGTCTTTGTAATTATGGGCAGATAATGACCATTTACCCATTCATAATGATTAAAATCAAATGTTATAGAATTTCCAACATGTTTACGATTTAGCATATTTTCTTGTGAGCCAAAGAAATCATTTTCATCATATGTTATTATGTAACCTAAATATTCATTGTCAGGATCATAATTTACAACAACAGTTTGTTTGTAATCTTTTTGAATGGTATTGAAACTGTTTGAAATTACATCATTGAATTTTTTTAAGCCTCGAGCTTGGTATGATGTATAGCTTATGATGTTGAATTGTTGGATGGTTTGTGCAAATCCGGTGATATTAATTGCTAATACAATTATTAAAAATAAACGTTTCATTTTCTTATTATTTAATTGGTTAATTATATTAGTATTATATGAAAAATAACTCATATTTCAAAATCATAGTATTTTTTTTTACTTAATATTTATGATTATAAAAAGGTAAATATATATGAACAATATGTCAAATTTTGAAAAAATTTTAGCAGAAAATATGTTACGGTTTGGACCAAAAAATTTAACCGTAGAAAATCAATTCAATTTGCATCGATTAGTAGAAGCAAAAAAGACAATTCCGGAATTAGTAACAGAAGCTAACGAAAAATGGAAATCAATAGCTAGTTCGTATCCTATTTGGAATCCAATGATGGAATGGTTTACTAAACATCCAAATTTGAAAAATACTAGGCTTTCTTTAGAAATATTAACTGGTAATGTAAAATCTGTTGAAAATATAGAATCTTTAAAAACTGCAAGAAAAGCTGAACTAGATAAATTAGGCGAATTTTTAAAAACTATTACCGTAGATGATCCTAAAAAAACATTGTTGCAAAACATTTATAATTTTGTTAATTCAATGTTAACAGCTGGTATAACAACGGCCGCAGAAAACACCTTCGAAGGTGTTCCAATGGATACAGATTCATATAATGCAATAGATTTAAAAAAGTTAACTACAGTATACAATGATATTAAAACGTATTTTAAAACTTCTGGAAAAGGATCTTTTGAATTAACAGAACAAGAACTATCTCGTTTATTAAATAATTTAACTGCAAAGGTTCAAGAATATATTGCAGATAAAGCATGGTTTAAAAATAAATCATTTGAAAAAGCTGTTAAACAAGCTGATTATCTTCATATAAAGGAAGGTAAACAAACAATTACATCTTCAGAATTTAAAAAAGAAAAAGAAGGTACTCCGAATCAAGTATATATAGAAAGATTAATACAATATCCTGCACCCGATGCTCCAAATCGAACAAATTTGGCTTCGAATTTTATGCGAGATGACATATCCGGGCCATCCCAGATTGCAGTAAAAACAATTACAAATCAATTGCAATCAATTAAAGATGAAATTACAGCATTAAAAAAAGAACCAGGAAAATCAAGTGTCAAAATAGCATACATACAAATTGGAGCATATGCACAAACCAGTACCGTTAGAACCAAATTTGGAGATAAATCAGGTCAATTCCGACGTAGTAATAACATAGCTTTAGCAAAAAAACGAGGTGATGATATTATTGAATTTGGTGAAACTAAAGTTAAAGAAATATTTAATACCGAATTAATATCAAAAACTAATCCTATTACAAACCCAAATGTAGGGCCAGAATGGGAATCTGTCGGCGGGACGTTTGCTGATGGTTCGCCGGTTACTATTGAAAATTATGGAATAATGTTCCAAGCTGCATATAAAAAAGACCCCACGTTAACCCCAAGAAAATTTTACATTCAAAGATTTAATAAAAATAATGAAAGACAAGGTTCAATTGAAATGGAATATCAAAAAGTTTTTGGGCCGATGCGAATGTCGATGTTAATAATTAAAATTGGTTTAGTTTACAACGAAATTTCACAAAGTCCAGGAGAAGAATTTGATTTCGTTTCAGCATACTCAAATAATTTTTCAGCTACTATAGGATGGTATAAATTTAAAATTAAAATTAATATGCCTAGATGGAAAATTTTTAAAAAGGCACCCCCACGTAAAGTTTTTACACCTAATTGGTCTGGTCCGAATGAATGTCCGATTTTTTCATAAAAAAATAATTAATAAAAAAAAGGGGGTTAATGCCCCCTTTTCTTACAAAAAATAAGAATTATTAATCTACAACCATTATAGCAATTAATTTATAATCATTACCATCAAAATGTGTTGTAATACCTAAACCAATTTTAGTTACATCGACTTTAGACATATTTTTTTTATGACCTGCAGAATTAATCCAATTGGTTACTATTTCTTCTGGTATCGTTTTAAAAAGTTGGCCGTCTAATGCCCAAATCCATGAATTAACTGCATGAGTATAATAAATATTTTCAGCTTCAATTCCATTCTTTTGTATATCAGAGTGTTTAATTTCAAAATTCATACAATTATATGAAACATTTTTAGCATATATATTTAATATAGAATCAGTTTGTAATTGATTTAGATTATTTTTAATTCGAAATTTATTTATTTCTTTGATTGTTTCAAAAGACAAACTATCAAAATCGATATTATTATAAATTTTGATAGATGAATTTATTAACATTTTCATTTGCATATCTTCATCAACTACTTGAGAAAATATTGAAAATGATGTTATTATCGATGTGATTAAAAATAAACGTTTCATTTTTTTATTATTTAATTGTAACATAATCACTCACTTTTCCTCTGCATAAATCAACTGGTTCATCATTGATAAAAATATCCCAACACCACCAATAAATAAACTTAGGTTGTTTCTTATGCATTGGATTTTTTCTCATATCTAAAACTAAATAACAATCAATCATTTGACCTTCATGATGAGCATACATGGCATCTCTTTTTTCGGTAACGGTAATAGTATAAATGCTATCTTTAAATGCAATCTTTTTGATAGGCAAAGTATCATAAGGCAAATTATTTTTAATTCTAAAAACCTTTTTTGCTTTTTTATCTATAACTAAACGAAGATCGATTGGATCATATATTTGCTGATATGGAAGTAAATTTGTATTCTTAATCATGTTGTGGACTGAATCTTTGCCATATACAGAAAACATACTTACTTGAGACAATGTAACTTCAATTACATTTTGTGCGTTGCCGATAACGCTGATTGCTAATAATGCAATACCTAATACTAACTTTTTCATTCTCTTATTATTTAATTGGTTAATTATATTAGTATTATATGAAAATTACATCAATAATCCAAATCATTAGTATTTTTTTTTACTTAATATTTATACATATAAAAGGTAACGTATGATTAAATTAAAATCTTTATTGTTAGAACAAGATGAAAACTATTGGAATAATGTAAAAGAAACAATAAATAGTAAAGATGGATCATCATATAAACAAGTAACTAAAGAGTATCCGTCTGTACCATTGTTAGATCCAAAAACAGGTAAACAATTTGCATATGCTGGCGATGCTGTAGCTGGAAAACTAGAATGGGAACCGTTATATATCGGAGCTTGGTTGAATATAAGTTACGCTCCAAAAGGTAATAAAGGAAAAACATTTAATGAATCTAATTTTTTTATGTATAATTTAGCATTTTTTCTTGCTACCAAGCCTGGAATTACTTATTCAACAATGAATTCAGCTCGAGGTGTTGAAATATTTTACATAAACTGTCGACGATTGGGTACTGGAAAATTTGAAGCAAATATGAAATTAAAAACATATAAACCTAATGCATTATTATATTTAATTTCAAATAAAGATGATACTAATAAAGATACATATATACAAGGAAATGATCTTATAACGCCAAATGGGTTCTTATCAAATCCTAGTGGTTATGCGGCTTCATTAGTTTCAACAATTAATACTGAAATTGCAAAGGCTGGGTTTCCGCAATTACCAAATGCATTCCAACAAGGTTTAGTAACGGTTTAATAAAAAGATATAAAAATGAAAAATATTTTAGCAGAAAATATGATTCGATTTGGAACTAAAAATTTATCTGAATCAGCAAAATTGATATTGCAAGAACAAAATGATGAATATTGGGCAAATGTTCCACTTTGGGATCCAAAAAGTAAAACAAAACGTAAATATATAGATTATCCTGTTCAACAATTAAAAGATCCAGAAACGGGATTAACATTAGCATTAAATGATTCTACAGGGCAAAAAAGTAATATGTTATCTATTAGTGCTAGATTACATTTGAATTATAATGAATCTGTAGATTATGCAATTGATGCTAGTAAATTACTAACTTCTAAATTTAGTTATTATGCAGAATTTTATTTGCAATCAGATGCAGCTACAACGCCGGCTTTAATATCATCTGTAAATGGCGGGTTACTAAAATCTGGTAAATTTTTCTCATATCCAATGACATACGTAAAAGATTGGATAGCAACAACTAAATCTGAGCCAGTATATCCTGCTAAAGATTCAAATGATACAACATATCTAGGTAAACGATCGAACGATATATATAATAGACTTGGTAATTTTATAAAATATAGATTACTTCCAGATTATACTAAATATACAACATTAAATGATATTGTAACAAAAATGAATACAGAATTAGCTGCTGCAGGTTATCAAGAATTTACAAAACTATCAAACGAATCACCTAAATAAAAGATATAAAAATGAAAAATATTTTAGCAGAAAACATGATTCGATTCGGAACCAAAAATTTGTCTAAATCAGTAAAATTGATATTGCAAGAACAAGATAATAATGCATGGAAGCCATATGTAAAATATGGAAATGCCGATGATGGTTCGACTGGTACTTTTGAATATAGAAAAGTATATACGGATACGTTAAAAGATGCATCAGGTAAAGAATATTTTTATATTGGTCAGCCAAATAACAAAGTAACATTACGAGCCGAAGTAGTTGGACGTTATGTACAATCTGGCCCATATGCCGATAATAATCCTAATCTTAAACCAACAGACAAAAAATATGATTTTTCATATAATATAAAATTAATATTACAGCCAGCAACCCAAAAATCAATTGATCCGGTAGCTGTATATAATATAATAGGAACTAATTTAGCTAATGGTAAATTTCAAATTAATACTACTTATAATCAAACAATAGCAGATTGGTTTTCAAAACTTGGTAATGCTGCATGGGAATCTAATTTAAAAAGTATGCATGTAGCTAGTACCGAACCTAGAACAAGCATACAAGGTTTCTTTAGTAGCACTTTTTCAAAAAGCCCAGGTACATACTTTGCTCCATGGCAAACAATTAGCACCGAATTAGCTAAACTAGGATATCCGGAGGTTCCAAGTGTATTACAGCAAGGTGCAGTAACGGTTTAATAAAAAGATATAAAAATGAAAAATATTTTAGCAGAAAACATGATTCGATTTGGAACTAAAAATTTATCCGAATCGGCAAAATTAATTTTAACGGAGCAAGATCAAGAATATTGGGATAAACTTTTGCAAGGTAAACAGGTAGCATCTGAAAATATTGATTTGCCATCTGTTCCATTAATAAACCCATCAACTAGCAAACAAGTAACACATGGTTTCTTAAATAATACTAGTGTTAAAAGACCAGTATATGTAGGTGTACGAGCAACAGCTCAATTAGATATGTCTAAAAAACCAGGCGATGGTAGATTTAGAAGTTGGATCGAATTTTATATAACTTTTAAACCAAATGAAAAAATTAGTGCTTTGGATAGTACTAAAATTTTTATAACAGTTTTACAAAATTTAACTGCATCTAATGAAATTAGTTCTGTAACTAACGATGGTAACACACCTACAACAGACCCAAAAGAAAGATTTTATTTTGGAAGGACTGACAGTTTAAGCATGTTGCGAGCTTATATAATGAAAGATGTAAGTGGATGGACAAATAAAACGATGTTTGATAATTTGAATTCAAAATTAGCTCAATGGGGATTTCCAACACTACCAAATGATTTATCTACTATTGCTGGAGGATAATTTAATTAAATCAATATAACATCTTGACAACATTGCAATTTGATTTGCGATAATGCTAATTCTTTTGCCTTAGCCTCTACCTCAATATCTAATGCATCAACACCGTAAGTGTTAGGAAGCTGCGTAATAAAGTCAGCATGAGCTTGTTCCTTGATCTTGGTAAATTCTTTGTATTGCTTATGAAATGTTGGCCATTGATGAATAGTATCCATAGATATACCATGATGTGCAAACATACGCTCAATAAGAATTTGATTCTCGCGACGGCGTGACTCAGAGTAATGAGTACATTGCGTTGCACCATGCACAGCCCACGTGTCGCGTGCCATGAAGAATGCTTCTTGCTCGCTGATGTCACCGGTATTAAATGTATGATGCCAATAGTCAAACGTAATAGGTATAGCAACCTCCTTGTGCAAGTATGTGTACAACTCACGCACTGAATACATTGATGCCTTGTCATCGTTCTCAACAACAAGACGTGCACGACATGACTCAGACAAACGTGCGTAGTTAAACAACCAACGTGCAATGGTACCGGGTTTGTCATTGTAAGTAGCACCTACGTGAATATTGATAAGATTGTCAAAGGATGGAGCAAAGCCCATGAGATCAAACATCTGTGAATGACGTTCTAAGCCAATAATACTGTTATCAACAACCGTATCATCGGGACTACCTAAGATATGAAATGGACCTGGATGCGTAGTAAGACGATGGCCATGTGCACGAGCATAATCACCTGCAATACGAAGATGATGTGTGATCTCATCAATACCAGGCAAATCTGCTAACTCATAATGATTCCAACGTGGAAATATTTCTGAACCAATACGAAACAAGCGAATACCATGTTGCTCGTTCCATTGTAGAATAGTAAGTAAATCACGAGCATTGGCAAGTGCAATGTCGGAAGCAAGTTGCAAACCACCAAGTCGAAACTTGCGGTCAATCATTGCACGACCGGTACGGATACCAGCGGCAGAAAGCTGTGTATTGATACAGCAATAACCATAACGTATCATAAGGATTTTTTTATATTATATGAAAAACGATTGAATAATCAAAATAAATGTTTTTTTAGATATGTTTTTTATAAAAAAGAAAATAATCTTAAAGGATACAATTGTTTTGATTAAAATATTAATTAATACTAAATACTCCATCGGTATCTTGAACCATAGTAATGCCTTTACCCCCATTACCTTCATAATCATAAATGGGAACAAGAAAAAACGCAAATTGGGACATACAACACATAACAAATATTTCAGAACCATATATCAAATATGTAACGATTAGACGTTAATTGCGTTTCACAAATCCATTTAAAAAGTTTCGTTGTTTTTCAATTGCTGATTCAAGTTCAACGTTTTTTCGTTTTTTTGTATTACGTGGGAGCATTCCGTTATTGCTAGATTGAACATCATTCTCCAAGCTATTTGTTCTGGCGGGGTTTGATTTAGTTTTTCTACTAGATTTATTAGAAGTGTTTCGCTTGTTTGAATCATTGCTTCGGCTTTCATCTTTTGACCTTGGGGTGTCTCTAAAAATTTCTGTATTTGTATATGTTCTTGGCCCGGCTTTAATTCGTTTCTCAAGTTCATCAACTCCAATGGAATTTGTCTCTTCGAGATAGATGCATCCGATATGATAGTTTGTTTTGTATCCTTTGATTTGAATGCCGCACGGATAGCGTGTTTCATTTGACGTAACTGTGTATTGAATCCCCCAATTAGTTTTTTTATGAGCTGTAACATAACCATATTTCTTTGCACCTAACCAAGTAAATAAAACAGGCTCTCCTTGTTTAAAGAGAGCCTTGTTAAATTGTTTTTCTACGTTGTCAGGTAAATTTTTATTTTTAGCCATTTCCTTTAATTAAAACAAATACCTGTAATTTGATCTACAATATAAAATATACGCATATATCTAGTAACTTTGTCTTTACGAAACATTTTTTCTTGTTCAATATCTCGTTGTAAAATATAACCAACTTCCATGAATCGATTGACTACATGTCGAAGTGCTCGCAAACTATTTGCTTCTATCATGATAATTTCATCATCTATCATGACATCTACTCTATCGGCATTTGATAAATCAATAGGCGTTTCAACAGGTTTTGATTTTTCAACTTCCGGTTTAGTTTCTAATTCTTCATGAATTGCACTAAAAAATTTTGATAAATCAACGGTTGTAATTTTATATTCTGTTGCTGGTTGATCATATAAATCAAAAAAGTATTGTAATCTTTGTTGTTTAGACATTGATACAAAATACATGTATTCTTCTTTACTTACTTTGATATTTTCGAATCGTGTTTTCATGTGCAATCTCCTGTTTAATTACAAATAATGCATCAACGTCGTCTACAGATAATCGTTTAATTTGTGATATCTGTTCACGTGCTTCATGCAAACTCGTTGCTAATACACGTCCAATTGTTTCTAAATTAGAATCAGTTTTATATGCGTACGTATAAGTATCCATATTTAATTATAAATATAGACCTAACTCATAAGCTCGCATACACGATGTTAAAGAATCATGTAAAGTATCTGCTAATTTTTGAATTTCATGTGGAACTAAATTAACAGTGTAAGTTTTCACATCAACTGAAAATACAGACTCTTTACCTGACCCACGCGTTTTACCAGCTTGTTCTTGTATGGTTTTTGAATACACAATTAAATCTTTATATTTCATTTTAATTGTGCATCCTGCAACATGTAATTGACCTATAGTCACATTCATTGGATCTTCACGAAAATTATCAGCTGAAATTTTGTCTTGAAATACAAAATCAATATCAGCCCACGTATCGCCTAATTGTTTTCTTTTCTTGTCTGAAATACCCCATGGGTGGTTTACACTTTTTATCATATGTTTAAAATTTATAAATGTTTACTGTATATACATCGCGAGAATAATTGTTTCGTATTGTTACGAATTGATATTTTTCAATTAACATATCCAACATTAAACCGGGATGCACATATAAAAATCCTTCATGATGCGTAGTATTAATAGGATTAAGCAAATTAAAGGAAACTACTTGAGTTGCTACAGAATATAGAATATCAATATCATCAAATAATTTTGTTAAATCTTCTGTTTCTGTTTTACAACGACGTTGCGTGAATACACCTGATGCTACAACCCATTCGTGTGGATTGAATTTAGCTGTTTCGAATGCACCAACGGATATTTTTTCTAAGCCCCATTTTTCTTCGCCTAACTGCGTCATTATAGGATTATGGTCTATGGCACTATACAATACTATATCATTGTTTAACGCAGCCAAATCGCGTGCTACGCCGTATAAATCACATCTACCACAACCAATATCTAATAAAGTACCGCCATTATATCCGATTAATAGGTTTTGCATTAAAAATCTTTGTTCTCCGGTAGTATTATATCCAACAGGAAGCGGACTATGCATCATATAATCAGCATCTGTTGGTTGCAATGCATCCCAAATAGCATACTGATCATCAGAATTTTCTAGATTTTTAAGAATTTTATTGGTTAATTCTTGATTACTCATCAATTATGATTTAGTTATTGGTAATAAATCATTATCTGCTAAATGTTTATATGGAATTGTGGTTTCAATTAGGCCCGAATGGCACAATAAACCAGAAAGATATTGGTCAATATACGCACTAGTACCTGATTTTGTACCAATCATACATAAAGCAGACCGATTTTCTAATAAAACATCATGCACAACTCGTTTACTAATCAAATATCTATCTAAAACTACCCCAACTCTATTAACGCCATCTTGGTTAACAATAACAGTTTCGCCTATTCTATGTGTCATTATTCAATAATTTTAAGAATTTTACTTGCTGATACTGATTTTACTTCAAAATCAAACGTATATCCTTTAAAATCTTCTATAACCTTAGCTTCTGCTTCGGTAACTGATAATGCTTCTACAAGATACGTCTCTGTAACTCGTTTTTCTTTTGTGCCTTTCGGCGTGTCAATTGTGTCAATCAATTGAACTTTTGCTGTGTAATACGACATTTTTGATTAAATTTAATTTATAACTAATTTATATCTTATAATAAGAAAAAAAATTATCAAATCCAATTATTTTTCATCTAAGATTTTTTTTAAACGTTTTTGATCTCGATGCATTTCATATGAACGTTGTATTTGTTTTGGCGTTAAATCAAAATTTATCATTAAATTATCAAGAATATCAGCAATAAGTCTTTGTTTTTCTAAACTAGTTCTCTTCTGTTTAGAAAACATTGAAATTATTGATAACAAATGTTTTATGTAAGACTTTGGTAAATCTTTAAATATCCTAGTTGATTTTACTGGTATATCATGAGACTTATCATGTTTTCGTTCTGATAAAACTTTATGCGTAATCAATGTAGATTCTGTTAATAAATCGCCATAACCCATTATCCATTCATTAGGAGGACCTGGCGGTGCTGGTGGTGGAGATGCTGCAGCACCGCCCGCAGCTCCACCGGCTTCTGCCGCATTTTCATCTTCAGCTCCTAATCCTTTAACATCGTCTAATGATAATTGTAATTCAATAGTATAATCATTATTTCTACCCCATCCTGTATATGGAACTATTTTTACAATATTATTTCTTATTAAGTTTAAAAGTATTTCCGGAGTGCAATTTAATTGTTTTCCACTTCTACTAATAAATTCACGAACACCGATATCAGATATAGAATATATTATACCTAAATGTCTAGTTCCATACGCATCAAATTTTCCTAAGAATTTTTCTTCTGCAGGAGTAAATGGTGATTCTGAAGCTTCAGATGGCGCATTATCTAATTCTAATTTTGGTTTTTCTTGTTCAGAAATTATATCCTGTAACGTATTTAATATGATATGTTCGTTTACTTGTTTCATGAATTTTTAGATTCAGCTAATTGCGTTGATCTATATTTACTTGTTAATTTTTTTAATTCATTAATAGATTTGCGTGCTCTGACTCCAGCAGCTTTAACTTGTTTTTCTTGATATCGATCATGATTTTCTTTAAAAGATAACCAGTGCTGTTCCATTTGTTTGAAAAGTTCTTGTGATGTCATATTAACCTTTTATTTTATAATAAATATATTCTATCCATTAAAATGAATATGTTTTTTTCCGTTGTTTCTAGAGTCGTATATTCAGCTAAATCTATAAAAATTTTTGAATCAATTTCATATATTCTAACAATTTTATCAATATTTATGAATTGGGTTTTTTCTTTCCCATTAATCACAATTTCTATTGATAAAAATTTTTTCATTAGTCACCTGTCCAATAGCCGCCTGAACGATTTTTACTAGGAGCACCAATGCTACTATCACCTTGTTGAGAAGCTTGATAAATATTACCAGGAGTTCCGCTATGCGTTAATTGATCAATGTTAACAATAATATTTGGTGCTATCGATAATATCATTGCAATAACGTTTTTAGTTAAATATTTTGTAGATGTCAATCCAGATTGTAATAATTTAATCAATTGATCGGTTTTTAACTTAGGTCCGACGCTTGTTTGAAACCAAGCATCTGTTGGCAATTTACTAGAATTTTGTTCAATAAAACCTGCCAATTTATATGGATCAATATTATCAGGAATATCAAATTGTTTTAAATCTAATCTATTTGTTATTACATCTGGCAATTTCATCCATTCAGTATCTGCATATTCATCAGCAAAATCCGGACCCATATCATCATCAATCGAAGTTAATGCAGCTTGTCGTACATCTCGAGATAAATTTTTCCAAATTTCAGATTCATTATATTCTTTAATAATTTTTTTAGCTCTAATGATTTCTTCTTTTAGAATTTGTATATGTCTAGGGTTACGTTCGTTAAAAATTTTCATAATATAAATCTCATTTATTATAA